CTGTGCCAACGTCTGGATACGTCAGAGTTGTAGGATATGCTGTAAACTCCAACGAAATATATTTCTGTCCAGACAATACATGGGTTGAAATTAATTAATTTACAATGCCAACAATAAACGCTTCGAAATACGGGTATTTGGTGCAATCTTCCACTACAAGTTTTGCGGCACTTAGAAATGGTACTACAGCTTTACAAGTAAATAATCAACCATCAAGTAGTAATGCAATTGGTGTTAGATTTCGTTATGTAACTGGAGGTAAAGGTAGTGAGTGGCAATTACACAGATCTTACTGGGCTTTTGACACTTCAACTTATTCGTCAGGTTACACAATAACTGACCTTGAAATAAAGTTTGATCCAACAACCAGCACCTCAACGAACTTTCCTGTTGCAGTAATAAAATCAACAGCTCAAGGTGATGCGGATACTAATTTAGTTTCTGGTGATTGGGATAGTTTAGATTTTAGTACTTTATATTCTGCCAACAGCTCAACTAATTACTGGCCAGACACAAACTCCGTAAGTACTATTGATTTAAATTCAACAGCCGTAACTGCTTTTGGCACTGGAATTTTAAAAGTGGCTATAGTTTGGTGGTTTGACTACAATAACGGAGGTGGTCTTGCTACTCCACAAACAATAAACGCATATCAAAATTTTGGTTATGTACCAAGATTACAATTTACTGCAACTCCTACAGGATACGGGAATGATGTAAACGATGTATCTTCTTCTGACATAAGTAAAATTATTGATGTAGCGTCAGCAGATATTAACAAGGTAATTGATGTTTCTTAAATGTTAATTAAAAAAATTAATTATCTTTGTGTTTAATCATAAAATAAATCAAATGAAATTAAGTGAAGAACAATTAAAAAACGTACAAGAACTACAAAATCAGTTTTCTAATCAAAAATTAATGTTAGGAGACCTGGTTTACAAACAATCATTAGTAGTTAAAAAACTGGACGAACTAAAAGCCCAGTTTGTTGAAATGGAAAAAGCATTGATTGATGAGTTTGGTCAAGACGCTGTGATTGATTTAAAGACAGGCGAAGTTAAAAGCAAGGAAGAGGCTGAAACTTCTAAAGTTTTAGAGCAAGGGAAAAAACAAGTAGAAGAACATAATAAAAAACTTAAAAAAGCATAATGTCAAAAATAAGCAACAAAACCGCCTACCCAGCTATTGCTCCAGTTTTAGAAGATTATTTTGTATTAACTGATTCTGATTCTGATTTAGCTACAAAAACATGTACTCTTACAGCTTTGAAAAATTTATTTGAAGCAGAGGCAAATAATGTTACGGTAGAGGTTTCTGCTGCTAATTTAAAAACCATATTAACCCCATACACTTTAATAGCTGCGCCTGGAGCAGGTAAAGTTATTGAAGTTTTAAGTATTTTCGCTTATATGGATGCGGGTTCTTCGGCTTTTGATTTTGGACAAAATGTAAAAATACAAACAGGAAATAACGTCTGGGCTACTTATAACAATACCTCGTTTATGAACTCTGTTGCAGATGTACTTCAGCACGATTCAGTTGCATCAACTGCCTGTACAGCTAATACTGCTTTACAGCTTTTAACAACAGTTGGAAATGCAACCGTAGGTAATGGTATTCTAAAAGTAAACATAAGATACAGAGTTCTGACGTTGTCCTCATTTTAATTAAATGGACATAAGAAAAATCTCTATAGGATCAGACTATAAGTCTGGAGCTATGCACTATATCGTAGGGCAAGAAGTATTAGGTGGCAACTACACAATCCATTTAATTCAACAAGAAAATCAATCATTTAAAATTTGGATTATAAAAGAAGACGAAGTTCTGTTGTGGAAGGAGTTTCAACCTACCATGCCTGTTTCTTTAGAATATAATATAAATTTTTAATGCAATCTCCTTATTCATTTATTGTAACACCTTTAAACGAAAGACGTTATGATAATATAAAAAATATAAGTGGTATTGATTTTTTTACCAGCACATCAGAAGAAGACCATACTGCGTCAAACAGATTTGCTAAAGTAATTTCTGTTCCCTTGTGTTACAGCGGAGAAATTAAAAAAGGAGATACACTTTTAGTTCACCACAATGTTTTTAAATTTTATAACGACATGAAAGGTAGAAGAAAAAGTGGTAAAAGTTTTTTTAGGGATAATTTATTTTTTGTTGACTACGATCAATTTTTTTTATATAAGCACAACGAAGAATGGAAGGCTCATGATAAATATTGTTTTGTCAAACCTATAAAGATAAAAGAAAAATTTTTAAAAACATCAGGCTCAGAAGAACCTTTGATGGGGGTAATTAAGTATATAAATAATCAGCTCATTAACAAGGGTTTGCGAGTTGGAGATGAGGTAAGTTTTCAGCCAGAATCAGAGTATGAGTTTTATGTAGATGGAGAAAAGCTTTACCGAATGTTTACTAATAATATAACTTTGAAGTTTGGATAATAAAAAATTAAAATTAGAAATTATAAAAGCAGGCGAGTTAGCTGTAGTGCAGTTAATTAAGGTTGCCAAAGAAGATATTATTAAATACGACAAAGACGATGAACTTGCGGCAGACAGACTTAAAAATGCAGCAGCTACTAAAAAGCTGGCTATATTTGATGCTTTTGAAATACTAAAAAGAATAAGGGAAGAAAAAGATATATTAGAAGGAGTAGAAGTAAAAACTAACAACACACCTAAAGGTTTTGCAGAATCACGATCTAAATAGAATTTACATCAAGAATAATCATTTAGTTCCTAACTCAGTTAGGGTAACTAAAAATCGTTCACGAACTTGGCAGACAGGTTACAATCCAAAATACGATATAGTGGTAATTTCAAAAGACGGAACGATAGGCGATATATATACTATTAGTGGTTTAAATGTAGCATTACCAAAAACTCCTAAATTAACTTCCAAGATAAAAAAAGAAAATCAACACTGGAGTCCGATAGAATACCCTAAAGAGCTGAAAAGAATCCAAACTATATTTCAGTGGCACGAAGCTCCAGCTTCATTCAAATCTAAATGGGTGGACTTTATAGAGTCTGAATTTGACAAAAGAGAACAAGGCCACTGGTTTTTAAATAACGGTGAGCCAACATATCTTACAGGAACTCATTACATGTATTTACAATGGACTAAAATAGACGTAGGCCATCCTGATTTCAGAGAAGCCAATAGAATATTTTTTATATTTTGGGAAGCTTGTAAGCTGGATAAAAGAAGTTTTGGTATGTGTTATTTAAAAATTAGACGTTCAGGATTTTCTTTTATGAGTTCAGCAGAAGCTGTAAACAAAGCTACAATCTCTAAAGATTCACGAATAGGGATATTATCTAAAACAGGAGCTGATGCAAAAAAAATGTTTACCGACAAAGTTGTTCCTATATCAAACAACTATCCATTCTTTTTTAAACCAATACAAGATGGTATGGATAAGCCAAAAACAGAATTAGCATATCGAGTTCCTGCTTCTAAAATAACTAAAAGAAACATGTATGATCAAGGCGAAGAAGATTTAGAAGGTCTTGACACAACTATTGATTGGAAGAACACTTCAGACAACAGTTATGATGGTGAAAAATTACAGCTACTAATACACGATGAAAGTGGTAAGTGGGAAAGGCCTGAAAACATTTTAAATAACTGGCGTGTTACAAAAACTTGTTTGAGATTGGGTAGTAAAATTATAGGTAAGTGTATGATGGGTTCAACATCCAACGCTTTAGACAAGGGTGGTAATAATTTTAAAAAGCTTTTTGAAGACAGCGATTGTTCCAAAAGAAATCAAAACGGACAAACCAAATCAGGATTATATAATTTATTTATACCAATGGAATGGAATTTTGAGGGTTATATAGATAAGTATGGCATGCCTGTTTTTAACTCTCCAAAGAATAGCGTTGAAGGTATTGATGGTGAAGATATATATGTTGGAGCTGTTGATTATTGGACAAACGAAGTAGATTCGCTAAGTCAAGATCCTGATGCTTTAAATGAATTTTACAGACAATTTCCTCGAACTGAATCTCACGCATTTCGAGATGAATCTAAACAGTCTCTGTTTAATTTAACAAAAATATATCAACAAATCGACTATAATGATTCATTAATTAAAGAGCATTTTATCACTCAAGGTTCATTCAGATGGAAAGATGGAATCAAAGATTCTGAAGTTATTTGGAGTCCAAATAAAAATGGAAGATTTTTTGTAACTTGGCTACCGAGAAAGGAATTACAAAACAGGGTATTAGAAAAGGTAAGTTCAAGGTATCCTGGAAACGAACATTTAGGATCGTTTGGATGTGATTCTTATGATATTTCTGGTGTAGTAGTTGGTAAGGGATCTAATGGTTCT